ACCATTCACCACCTAGCTAATAAAATATTAAAAAGAATAAAAAAGAGATATTCTAAAACTTGGCACCCTAGAGAATATGAAGGTGCAGTTGAGTGGGTAGCTAGTGAACAAGAAATTAATTTAAAAGGTAACTGGCTTTTACTAGCTAGGTCAAAGTATCTACTCAACCGATGCAAACAAGTAGCCATACAACAAGGCAAAGGTTACATCATTCACAATAATAGTTCCCTAAGTACAGATATAACTAAGGCTATAGTGTCTTGGGAAAGTTTACGTAAAGGTAATAAGCTATCATTAAGTGAAGCTAAAAATGTTTTACAGTTTATACCGATTAAACATAAATTAGAAGATCTTGAAACTTATGGAGTTAATGATATCGGTTTACCATCAACCATCCTGCAACAATCATGGCTCAAAGTTTTAAAATTAATCCCACTACAAGATAGAGAATATTTAAGAGCATGTTTACGTAATGGAGAAAAGTTTCAAGATAAACCTAAAATAATAATTAGTACCATCCATCAAATTAAAGGTGGTGAGGCTGATAATGTATTATTATTGACAGATATGGGCAAAAAAAGTTTTGATAATATTTATAGTGATGAAGAATTACGAGTTTGGTATGTGGCGATAACTAGGGCAAAAAATAAACTATACATCGTACAACCAAGAACTTTGAAACACTTTGATTTTAACTGACGTAAAATAAATGTTGTAATTAAAATGATTTTAAATAATACTAACAATATTGAGAAAGGAATAAATTATGCATTATATTAAAAAGTATATTAAGGCTTTAGATGAAGCTGAAATAACAACACAAGAAAAGTACGATCTATTAAAAAAAGATTATTATGAATATATAGATTATACTGTAAAAGCTATGGCACAACAAGAACGTATGTTGAACATGGTACAAGGTTTTTTAACTTCACAAGATAATATTTTATCTAAACTTAAAGACGAGGAGGGAGCAGACAATGGCGATATATAAATTATTTTTAAAAAAGTATGCTAGTAATCAACTTAGCACTGTGGCTTGTTTTGATACAATAACTCAAGCTAAAGACGATCCTAAATCAGGTATATTAATTAGGAACATTAACGATCTAATTGATAACTACAGTACAATAACTTCTGAAGATATGGTAGAACTTTATAACAGTTATACCGATAGAACAAAAGTTAAAAAGGTTAGAAGATTCGCTGACCGCAGAACAGGTGCTGAAAGATTAATGAACCTTTTTGATAAACTAAGAACTGAAGGTATTATCCGTAAGCTTGACTCAGAACCTACTAATAAAAAACCTAAAGCTAATAGGAGTTTAAATGGTGAAGAAACTCGTGGACGTAAGTCATTCTTTAAAGGTAGAAAACTTACCACAGACCTAATAGTAAACCCAAGACGTAGAGAAAGTCATGGCTTCAGCTCTTTAGATATTGTAATAAAAAATAAAGGGTTAACATATGAAGATTTTATAGCTAAAGGTGGTAGACGTCAAGACCTAGCATGGGATCTTGAAAAAGGTAGAATTAGGTTTAAGAGATGATTATCTATGGTGCAGGTATGGGTGGGTTATTAACTGCTAATATGTTACGCAGATATAATCCAATAATAAAAGAAGGGCAACCTTCACTACCCAACAACCATGACGCATTGTTAAGGTTTAGATCTGATAAGGTAGCTATAGCCACTGGCATCCCTTTTAAAAAAGTAAAAGTTAGTAAGGCTATAAAGTATGAAGGTAAGTTAATTACTAAACCTGATTTATTTTTAAGCAATAAATATTCTTTAAAAGTAACAGGTGCTTATTATGATAGGTCTATTAGTAATCTTGAACCAGTACATAGATACATAGCACCTTTAAAATTTATAAGTTTAATGGCTAATAGTTTAAATATCGAGTATAATGAAATTTTAAATTATGAAGCTTGTAACAATTTTAGAGAGCCTATTTTATCTACAATACCTATGCCGACTATGATGAAGATAATTAGTTGGCCAAATAAACCTGATTTTAAGTTTAAGACTATTTGGTCTAAAAGGGCTGTTATAACTAATCCTAAAACATCTTTGTATCAGACTGTTTATTATCCTAGTGATGTAACAGATTGTTACAGAGTATCAATAACTGGTAATGTAGTTATGGCAGAGTACATTTCTAGACCAACAAAAGAAGGCTCAGATATTTTTAGTTTTTTAAAAGATGATTTTGGTGTAAAGCCATATGAGTTAAAATACATAACAGTATCTGAGATGAAGTATGGTAAACTTTTACCAATAGAAGAAAAAGTTCGTAAAGAATTTATTTTATACTTAACACAAAAGTATAATATTTTTTCTGTGGGTAGGTTTGCTACATGGAGACAGTTATTGCTTGATGATATTGTTGATGATATAAATGTTATTGATAATATGATTGGTGATAATTATTTAATTCAACTACACAGTAAGAAAGGAATATAACATGAGAGAATACATACAATTATTTATAGGCATTGTAATATTTACAATAGTAATAAAATTTTTAGGAGGGTGTTCTTATAGCTTTAACACTCATGACCCAATATGGTACATTGACCCACCAGCAGTAGAAGGTAGCACTGTAGTCAGTGGGTATGGTAAATCTAAACATAAACAACTTGCCTTAGATATGGCAACCATGGCAGCAAAACGTACAGCAGCAGATATGATAGCTAGTGAAGTTAAAGGTAAATCAAAATATTATTTATCAAGAGGTTCAGCTCAAAATACTGAAGTAGCTTTTATTGAAACTATTAATATGCGTATTGAAAACTTTGAAAGAGTTAAAGTTAATATTAAAAAGAGTGGTAGTAATTTTGAGGCTTATGTAATGTTGGCTGTTCCTCATCAGTTTACCAATGAGTTGATAGAGGAGTTAGACAATGAAGGTTAAATTAATAAATTATACTAATGATGCTAAAAACCTTTTATTGTTTACTAAGAATACTAGGTTAATGAATGAAGATGATGCGTATGCTAAAATTAAAGATTGGCCAGAAGATAAAAAACAAGCCGAACTAGATTATATGCTAAATACTATAAAATCATCATGGGAGTTTGTTGATTATGTATTTGACATTAGAGAGGTTACTCGTGGCTTTACTCATCAGTTTGTACGCACAAGACAAGGTAGCTACGCACAACAATCACAACGTACAGTGGATATGGAAGGCTTCGGTTATTTTGTACCTGAAGATGTAAAAAACTATTTACAAGCACAACATCACTATGATGAAGCTATGAAAAGTATAAATGGCTATTATCAAAAGTTAAGGAACTGCGGAGTAAATGCAGAAGATGCTAGAGGTATACTGCCTACTAATATTCACACCAACATTGTAGCTAAGTTTAATCTAAGAACTTTACATGAGATGGCTAAGTCTAGATTAAGCCCAAGAGCACAAGGTGAATACAGAGAAGTTTTTAAACTTATGGTAGAAGAAGTTATTAAAGTACATGATTGGGCTAAACCATTTTTAACTCCAAAAGAGTGGTCAGCACCTTCAATGGCTAAACCATTAAACAAAAAGGTGTAATATGAAGAGAGTTATTATTTGTGATATTGATGGCACAATAGCCGAAATAGGAGATAGGTTTAAAATTATAGAAAAAGAAAACCTAACCAAACAAGACTATGATGAGTTTAATGCAAGCTCTGTAAAATCTAATTGTATTGAAAATATAGCTAATATTATTAGAAACTTAAAAGATGCAGAAACTAAAATTTATTTAATTACAGCCAGAGAAGAAAAGTGGAAAAAGATTACTCAACACTGGTTAAAGTTAAATGATGTGCCTTGTGATAAATTGTTTATGCGTAAAGATAATGATAAAGAATCTGACGCAGATGTTAAAATGAAGATAGTAAAAGAACATATTAATCCTAAAAGAGTTTGGTTTGTATTAGAAGATAGAGATGATGTAGTACAAATGTATAGAGAAGACTTAGGCTTAACTTGTTTACAAGTAAACAAAGGAGATTATTAAATGGAACTAAGAATAATAAATAATAATATTGAATTAGATAGAGAACCTGTTGCTCGTATATTAGATGTGAGACCTACTTTGAGAGATAAGCTTGAGGATATAATAAATAATTATGAAGACCATGAAGCTAAAATAGAACAACTCATGGATACCTGTCATGAACTTCAAGATGAGATTGCTCAACTTAAATTAGAAGGAGATGAAGATGCTCGCTGATAAAATTAAAACAGCTCTCAAGACTGCAGAATATAAAGGTAAAAGATACGGACACTCTTACATGATACATGGAGAGGTTATGAAAAGTCTTTTCCCTAATGGTTTAAAATGTGAGTCAGTAGAGGATTGGAATAGGCTAGGTGCAGTAAATATGATTGTAACTAAATTAATTAGATACTGTAATCAATGGTCAGACAAGCACCAAGACTCAATACACGACTTAGGAGTTTATTCATTTATTTTGGAGGATATTGATGATAGTAATGGATCTTGAAACTACTGGCTTAGTTATGCCAGATGCAGTAGATATAAAACAGCAACCTTATATAATAGAGTTTGGTGCTGTTAAGCTAGATAAAGATTTAAATGTAAAAGAGGAGTTGGGGTTCTTAGTTAATCCCAACCAAGAACTATCACCCAAGATAACTAAAATAACAGGAATTAAAAATGAAGACCTAAAAGATAAACCACCCTTTATAGCTTACTATGATAAGCTAGTAGAATTTTTTATAGGAGAAAAAGTTTTAGCTGCACATAACTTGCCTTTTGATTCAAATGTGTTAAAGTATAATTTAATTAGGATTGATAAGCTAATAAAGTTTCCATGGCCACCTAAACATTTATGCACCATTGAAGTAGGAGAAAAGGTCTGGGGTATAAAAAGAAAGCTTACAGACATCTATTTAGAAGTAACAGGTAAGGAACATAAAGGTGCCCACAGAGCCATAGACGATGTTAAGGCTACTATTGAAGTTTTAAAATGGTATAAAAAAGAAGGACACCTAAATGATTAATTTAAAAGTACGCACAGAATATTCTTTCCGTAAAGCATATGGTCCACTTAATAAAGTTATAGAAACTTGTAATAATGACACTGTAGCTATAACAGATAACAGTACATGGGGACATGTACCATTTTCAAAGATCTGCAAAAAACCAATCTATGGAGTTGAGATAGGTTTTGTTGAAGATAGTAAAGAACGTACAAAACAACCTATCAACTATATGACATTCTTAGCTAAGAACAATAAAGGTCTTGAAGAGATATATAGGTTAAACTCTGAATCATTAAAGAAAGAAAATTTCTATTATGTACCTAGATTAGACTATACACAATTATTTGATGTGAGTGATAATGTTATAATATTTAGTGGTCCTAATCCTAATTGGGGATTGTTACCTAAAGCTAATGAAAATATATTTGCTGAATGTAGCCCTATAAGTGATAAGAGTTGTTTAACTAAAAAGTTCCCATTAATAGCTACCAGTGATAATTACTACCCAACCATATCCGATAGAAAAGTTTATCAGGTTTTAGTAGGTAGAAACAGAACAGATAGAACAAAACCTATGCATATTTTAAATGAGTGGGAATATAAAGATTGTGTAAATTGGGCTCCAAAAGAGGCAATATATAATACCTATTCAATAGCTAAAGTGTGCGTAGCGACATTAAAACAAGCCAATATGGTTAAGTTTAACAGTAAAAAGACATTATTACAACTTTGCCAAGAAGGTGCCACTAAATTAAACATCAACCTAAAAGACAAAAAATACTATGATAGATTGGTTTATGAATTAGGTTTAATAGATAATAAAAAGTATGAGGATTACTTTTTTGTTATAGCTGATATGGTTAACTATGCTAAGGAACATATGCTAGTTGGACCAGCTAGAGGTAGTAGTGCTGGGTCTTTAGTTTGTTATTTGTTAGGCATTACTGATGTTGACCCACTGGTACATAATTTATTATTTGAAAGATTTATAGATCTTAATAGAGCAGACTTACCAGATATTGATATAGACTTTCAAGACGATAGAAGAGATATGGTATATGATTATCTAAGAGAAAAGTATGGTAATGCTAATGTTGCTAAGCTAGGTACAATAAGTAGATACAAAGCTAAAAGCACTATCACTGAAGTAGCTAAAGAATTAAATATACCACAATGGGAAGTTAATGATTTAAAAGGTGCTATTATTGAAAGGAGTGGCGGTGATGCTCGTGCTGCTTTTTGTATTATGGATACATTTAATGATTTAGATATCGGTAGAGAAATATTAAAAAAGTATCCTCAAATGCGCATAGCTTCACAAATGGAGTTTCATGCTAGGCACAATGGGGTACATGCTGCTGGTATAGTTGTTACTGAAAATGCTGTTAATAAATATTGTTCTTTCAATGAACAAACCCAAGCCTTACAAGTTGACAAGTATGATGCAGAAAAATTAAACCTACTTAAAATAGATGCTTTAGGTTTACGAACTCTATCAGTTCTCCAAGATGTATTAGACCAAGTCAAATGGGAACGACAAAAATTAGTAGACTACCCATTAGATGATAAACTAGCTTTTAAAGTTTTAAATGATGAAAAGTATTCTGGTATATTTCAGTTTGAGGGTTATGCTTTACAGTCTTTAACTAGACAAATGAAAGTTTATAAGTTTGAAGAGATTGCTGCTCTGACTGCTTTGGGTCGTCCTGGTCCATTAGTTTCTGGAGGAACTACTCAATATATAAGTAGGCACACAGGAGCAAAACCAGTAGAGTATCTTCACCCAATAGTAAAAGACATAACTGAAATAACTTATGGCATAGTTGTATACCAAGAACAAGTTATGGAAATAGGTCGTCATGTAGGTAAGCTATCTTGGGAAGATATATCACAACTGCGTAAAGCCATGAGCAAATCATTAGGTCAAGAGTTCTTTGACCAATATTGGGAAAGGTTTAAAATAGGAGCAAAGGAAAATGGTCTTGAAGAAGCTGATGCAAAAAGGATATGGGATAATATCAACACTATGGGGTCTTGGGCTTTTAATAGGTCTCATGCTATTAGTTATGGTTTACTTTCTTATTGGTGTTGTGTTCTTAAGTCTAAGTTTCCTCTTGAGTTTGCTGCTGCATGTTTGCGCAATGTTAGAGATGAAACTCAAGGGATAAAATTATTAAGAGAATTAGTTAAGGAAGGTTTTGAGTATAGACCTTTTGATAAATTTTTATCTCAACTAAATTGGTCTGTACAAGATGGTAAACTAATAGGCGGTCTAACAAATATAAAAGGTGTCGGCTTAAAAGTTGCTGAAGATATTATCAATAGACGTATTGAAAAAATAACTTTAACCCCAAGACAAGAAAAACTTTTAAATGAAGGCACTACTCCGTATGATGATATATTTGAATGCGAGAGAAGGTTTGGCCATATTAAAAAAGAACCTGAAAAGCATGGCATAGTTTCAGACATTACTGACATAGCTGAACTGGATGCAGACCGACCAGGAAGATTTGTATTCTTCGGTAAGCTAACAGAAAAGAACTTAAGAGATATGAATGAGACAGTCAACCTAGCTAAAAGAGGTGGACGTAGAGTTGATAGAAATCATTTATGGTTAAACTTAACTTTTGAAGATGACACTGGTCCAATTATAAGTACCATAGATAGATTTAAATATACTCGCATAGGTAAACAAATAGTTGAAGAGGGTAAAATAGGTGATTGGTATTTAGTAAAAGGTCTTGTTAAAAAAGGCTTTAGAAAGGTGTATGTAGACAAGTGGAGAAAATTAACTTAAATTAAATGTTTACTTATTTGCTCAAATAAATTAAAATTTTATTTTAAACTGAGAAAGGAATAAATTATGAAAAATATATTTATAAATAAAAGTATAAAAAATGACTTAACTGAGGTTAGTGAAATTGAGTTTGGTTGTGATAAGTTTATTAAAAAAAGTGCTGTACTTAATAGGCTTATTGATATTTGGGATAATACTTCTGATAAAGTAAAAAACTATATTATTAAATGTGAGTCTAATAAGGTTGGGTTAGGTATTGATAAATTAGGTGAGCCTAAGTCTGGTATTAGTTTCGGTAAATATAATGGTTTTATTTGTGATAAGTATTTTAATTTTAAAGGTAGCTTACCTCCTATTTTTCAATGGGGTAATAGTAAGGCTATAAATATTTTATTAATTAATTATTTTATTGAAAGGTAATTTATGTTTGATTTTACTTATGATAATAATAAATTTAATATAAATAAAAATGAGTTTATAACTTTAGTTAGTATATTTATTTGTAATGAGGGTAGTAAGTATAGTGATAAAATTATTAATGATTTATGTAAAAAAGGTATAATTTTAAAAAAATATTATGATGCTACTTATAAAATTAAATTAACTGAAAAAGGTAATTATTTAATTAAATACCTTAAAAATGAATATAAAAATTATGAAAAAGTTATGAGTTTATAACTTAAAATTTACTAACCTTTTTAAATTAACTTAAAACTTTTTTTAAAAAGGTTGGTTTTATAGGCATTTGCGGGAGACGATTTTTGTTTACTTATCTGCTCAAATAAACGATAATATATATATAAACTGAGAAAGGAATAAATTATGAAAAACATTATTAATAAAAAACCTGAAGGCTTTGTAAATCCTGATGACCAAGTTACTGGTCCTAATTGTGGTGTGACTGCTGTATCTATAGCAATGGGTATATCTTTTAAACAGTCATGGGAGTTACATAAAAGAGTTGGTAAAAAATCTAACAAGTGGAAAGGTTCTACTTTTAAACAAGACAGAACTAAAGTGTTAAGATTATTAGGTGCTAAATATAGAGTGTTAGATAGATACACTGACATAACTACATATGGTAGAGAGAAAAATACTAAAAATTTAACTCTTGCTTATAATCCTATAACTTTACAAAAGTATGTTAAGTGGTGTTGTAATTTTAGTTCAACTTATATTATTACAACCACTGGTCATGTACAAGTTGTAAAGGGTGGTTGGGTCATAGACCAAACTGGTAGTAAACCTATTCATGAGTTCTGGTGTAAACGTAAAAGAGTTATGGAAGTTATTGAGATATTACCAAAGAGACAATTTAAAAGAGTTTTAGAAAAAAGCTTTACTATGATATATCCTAAAGTAAAAGAGAATCCTAGAAAAGTTAATACATTCGGTTGGCACTCTATGCAGATAATATTAGATAATCCTGATGGTATTCAATATGAAGCCTTTATTAAAAAAGGTGGTAGGGCTAAAGACTTAACTTGGGACATAAAGAAAGGGCATGTAGAATGGGACAAATAGATAAACTAATAGAAAGGGTGAGGAAACACCTCACCTATCTAAAAAGAAATACTTGGGCTTACAACTATTGGTCAAAAGTATTAGATAAACTAAGGGAGATTAAATTTGCAAATAAATGTTCAAGGTAAATTTTTATTAGCTAAGTTCCCTTTAACTTCAGAGAATATGCAATTGTTTACCAACTTACCAGGATTTAGAAAGTGGGTTGGTAGACATGTAGCCTTTAGCCCAACAGGTGCTAACATTGAATATGTTAAATCAAAATGGCCAACAGCTGAATGGGATAATGATGCTTTAATATTTTTAGAACAATATAGTGATGTGGTTAAAAGTGCTACTGATACTCGTAGCTTTACTACTCCTGATACGGATGACTTTATGTTCAAGACTAAACCTTACGAGCATCAAAGAAAAGCATTCTATCTAAGTAGGGATAAAGCGAACTTTGGTCTATTTATGGAACAAGGTACAGGTAAAACAAAAGTTGCCATAGACACTGCTGCATACTTATACAGTAAAAGTAGGATTAACTGCCTAGTCATTATAGCACCTAATGGTGTACACAACCAATGGTTAGATAAACAATTACCAGACCATATGCCTGATTGGTGTATACATGATAGTATAAATTATTACTCCGGTATGAATAAGAACCATGAAACAAAGTTCAATGCACTTATAGCTAAAAAAGAGATCTTAAAAGTTTTTGCTTTTAATATTGAATCTTTTGTATCTAAAAAATCTAAGGATTATTTAGAAAAAATATTATTATCCCATGAGACATTATTAGTGGTTGATGAAAGTTCTAGGATTAAAACTCCTGGAGCCAACAGAACTAAAGTTGTAACTAAGCTAGGTAAACTAGCTAAATATAAAAGAATACTAACAGGCACACCAGTAACAAAAGGTGTAGAAGATCTATACGCACAATTTACTTTTTTAGATCCTTACATATTGGGTTATGATAGTTTTTATACTTTTAAAGCTAACTACTGTATAACTAGAGAGCATGAAGGTCGTAGATGGATAGTAGGTTACAGAAACACCGACCAACTCATTCATAGTATTAAAGGTCATTCTTTTAGAGTATTAAAATCAGAGTGCCTAGACCTACCACCTAAAATATATCAAAGACATAAATATGAATTATCAAAAGAACAAAAAAGATTATACACTTCACTAAAGGAACAATTTGTAGCCGAACTTAATGGAGAAGAAGTTTCTGTACCTGAAACTATAACTAGAATGTTACGATTACAACAAGTAGTTTGTAATTGGTTTCCTTATGATAAAGAGTTAAAACCCATAGAAGAAAAGAATCCTCGCCTAAAAGCATTATCAGACGTTTTAAGTGTAATTGACCAAAAAACGATTATCT